ATCTTAATAGCTTTATCATATTGAGCAGCTAAGCTTTCCATCTCCTCATCCATGATACCCTTTTTACGGGCTTCTTCCATGGCAGCTTCTCTCTTAACCATAAGCTCAGCTCGAGCAAATGATATTCCTGTTTTGAGGAGTAGGTTTTGTATTTCTCTATTTTGATTGAGTAGTTTTTGATCTGCTTCTAAGTCCTTAACGTAATCCTTGATTCCTCCAGTTAAATTTTTTAAAACCTCAGACTTAGAAGCAGCTCTCTCTACAGCCTCTGACATGCTTTGCATGTTTGAGCGAAGCAATCCAGAAGACACTCCCATCTGTGCTAGTACTTTCTGAAGCGCTCGAGCTTCATCAGGCCGTAAGTTAAGGTTATCCTCCATATTTTCTAGCCTCTACTTAAAGAAATTTAGAAATCTTACGATTGCGTAAATCGTATGCTAGTATTTTTGCAAATCTCTGTGGATCTTTTTTTATCATGTTACGAGCAACACTATCCCAATCCTTTTCACTCATATTGTAGTGACTGGCAGCGGATCTAAATTCCTTACTTTTCAATAAAGCATCATACTGGTAATCTGCATTACGATTAACAGCCCACTTCATGCCGTTAGATATCTTATCAATTACCCATCCCGTAAGGCCTCCCTCTGTTAGGTCTTCGGATTCTTTGAGTGCTTGTTCTAATACTTTTCTAATTTCTTGGCGAAGCTCTTGTTCGTATTTATCCATGCTATTGATTTCTTATAAATAGTTTAGTGATAAGAAAAAGCCAGCGTTTCACTGGCTTATACTATCTTCGTCGCGATGCGGATGACCTAATTTTGTCAGCTTCTGATTGTTCCGCTTTGTTCTCTTTTTCTTTAATGTCAGCTAATTTCCTATAGTAGTAATTCCTAACATGCGTCGGTAGGGAGTAGAGTTCTGTCCATAACCAGCCCATCTTTCCGTAATACATGAGATCAAAGAGCTGATCGTATAGGTGGGCCTTGTAATCAGACCCCAGGCCAAAAAAACCCCACATCAATTGGCAGCTGCATGTTTGGAACCTCGTATCCACATGCCGGACATTCATAGCCAAAAGTTGTGTCGATGTCTGGTGTTACTTGTTTAAGGTGTTGGCGAAGTGCTAAAGAGTCTCGAGAAAACATTGTATCAACAAACTTATTGATAAAAGCTTTGTCCTCGTTGTCATCTACAGCTACAATAACATGCTTTAATCTAGTTGTCAACTCACGATCAACTCCTAAAGTTTTAGATGCTTTTTTGTACGCTTTTGCTGCCTCTTCAATTTTTTTCTCATCTCCATGTGATAACATCTTTAATGTTAGTACATTTTTAGAGACTGGAAGATTAAACTTATGATAAATTTCTCCTTCCTCAAATACGTTCCAATCAATAGCCTTTTCAGAGAACTGCTGTAAATCAATTGTGTGTTTTGATTTTTCACCACAACTAGGACAAGCAATCTCTACAGTATAATCTGGACCATAAGCTAATATACGAGCTGCAATAAAGATTGCATTCTTATCCACTGTCAACAAGTCATTGTAGTTGATTCTAGTAACAATCAATGATTGCAATAGTTTATCAATTACAACACCCTGCTTAATAAGGTTTTGAGATGCTAAGATGTCTTCTTCCTTAGCAGTCATGTACTTCATTTCAATAGTACCGGATCTTAGTGGATGTCCTTCTGGGTAGAATCGTCCTTTACTTGGTAATGGAATAACCTCAGTAGGAACATTAGAAGATTCACCTTTAGTAAATTCGTCAGGAGTGCCTGTGTTTACGTGGTTGTTTAATACCATTTGTTTTAAGTCAGCATCTGACATTGGGGCTTGACCTGGATAGTCGTCGTTTACAACTTTGCTCATAGATATTGTTTATTAGTAACTTTCTTATAAGTATGCACGGAAAACAAAAAAAGCCAACTTTTTACGGTTGGCTTTGTTCGATTGGGAACTTCCCAGTCCTTATTAATACTCAAGTACTGCGTAGTCGATTCCTAATGTAAGAGAGATTTCAACTGGTGTTTCAGTAGACCAATCCATGTCTCCGAATTGAGCTGTCTTAATGTAAGCACCCCAAATCTTCCAGTTTTCAATCTTATCTCCTACTGGACCTAGTACGAAGATGTCAAAGTTTCTCTTATAGAAGTCAGCATAGCCATCTCTACCAGTTACAGATTCGTGTGCTGTTCTTACCCACTCCATTACGGCTTGAGCTCCAGAAGGCACGATTGAATCGTACATTGTAATAGTGATATCACCCCACTTACATTTTCCTTTCATCTTACGAATGATGTTGATGTGATCTAACACAACCTCACCACACTCCAACTGGGGACGAGAGACCTTTTTGCATAAGAATGATGGAATACCATCAATCTCTAGTATAAATCTATTCTGTACCTTCGGCTCGTAGTTGGTATAGAATATCTTGTCGTTTTCAATTAAATTAGCCATATCTCTTTTCTATAAGTATTAAGCGTTATCAAAAGTTGCTCCAGTAGGTAAGATATTGAAGTCTAGTACGATAAATTCAGCAGCTTTTGCAGGCTGGATGTAAATTTGTCCGTACATTTCATTTCTGTCAATTACATCAGGAGTGTTGTTTGTTTCATCCATGATTACTCGGTAAGCGTATAATCCTTGACGAGATTTTACTGTTTCCAAGTATGGAGTCACAATGTTCAAGAATCTTTGACGAGTTTCAGTTGTATTGTTCTCGAATACCAAATATCTTGAAGAGCTTGCAATGAATTTCTTCAATGCGATCAACAATCTTCTTACATTGATTCTATCTAATGCACTTGGAGCTGCTTGTAGTGTTTTTTGACCCCACACACATACTCCTTGATTAGGGAATGTTGCAATTGCGTTGATTCTGTTATCATAAAGATCGTCACGATCTGCTTGAGCAAGTTTTCTTTCTACATCGATTACCTCACGAAGACCACCTCTGTTCAAACCTGCTGGTGCGAACCACTCGTAAGCTACGTTATCTGTGTTAGCAAATACTCGTGGCAATACTGCTGATGGTGGAACCCATACTGGTTTGTTTTTGTCAGTGTCAAGAATCTTAACCCATGGCCAGTAAGTAGCTGCGTAGTTTGTATCTAGACCTGCTTGTGCGATTGCGTTTACTGCTGCACCTAATGTGTTTCCGTAAGCAATTGGATCAACGATTGCAAATGCATCTCCACGATCTTCTGCTACTTCGATCACTTTATTAACAACTGATGCGTGATCAGCTACGTTGATTCCTGGAGTAACGATTAAGTTAACATCAACCTCGTCAGAGTTTGCAATAGTGTTTAATGCTTTGATGTAAGCAATTGAACCAGCTGTGCTTGCTGTTGAACAATCCATACCGAATACATTTGTAGGTAGGATGTTAGCTCCAACATTTTTAGACTTAGCAGGATCATCTCCATCAAATCCACCTTGGAAACCTATAGTGAATTTCAATACGTTAGAGATATCAACACCTGCGAAAGTAGATCCTGAGATGCTTGCTCCTCCAGTGAATGAAGAATTACCATCTGTTGCAGATGCACTTGGGTGGATGAAACACTCATCTAAGTTGAAGTCGTTTCCAGCTACTTGTGCAGTACCGTTAGCGAGTGGCAACAAGAAGTTGTTGTTGTCTGCTGTGGTAGCAAAGTCGTGTCCGTAATAAGCTTTCTTATTATAAGCTCCGTTGATTATTGTATCTTGTTTAATGAAAGATGCAGTTGGGAAGCTGTAAGATGAAGATACTGGTTGAACGTAAGCATCGTATCCAAATGGTTTAACATTAGGAGTGATTGCTTTATTCTTAACATCATCAACACACTCAATGTAAATGTACTGAGATACGTTATCATAGTCACCATTCACAGTTACAACTCCTGTATCGGATACAGTTTTGTATCTATCACCAATTCGTCTAGCAATGTAGTTAGATGAATCTGGATCTAGAGTCAAGTTAGCATAAGATTCTAATACTACTGGACGTTGGTCTGTATCATTGTAATCACGAACTAATAAAGTAAATGATCCGTAATCACTTGCTGGGTTTCCACCTGGTAAAGTAGTATTGATGATTCTAG